CCCTTACTGAGATTGTCCTTACTAGCCGCTTGGTTTTACTGCTAAATTTACCTAGCTGCCTATGTCAATAGACGGTTACTTGGCGACGCCCTGCAACTGGACGCCCGTAACGACTTCCTTGTTCTTCACCCCTTCTTCTCTGGGGTGACCGAATCTCAACTCGTACTCTTTGTTGCCGTGAATCGTGGTCATTGTGAAACGGTAAGGAGCGTCGTTCGTCTCGAACTCAAATACTGGCTTGCCGTTTGCATCACTCACCAAGATTTTCATTAGTTCCTCACTCCGCCGACATTGAGCATTTCATCCCCCGGACCGGGTTTCTTCACGTTGGCCTGTGGCGGTCCGCCCGCCATCTGCGGAGGGACGCCAGCCATCTGTGCCATTTGTTCCACTTCCAGCGTGTCTTTGAGTGCCTCCATCTTGCCGGGGGAATCACTCGCCTTTATGATCGTTGACCACTTCACCGGCGCGCCGAGAGACTTCATATTCATCAAGTCCATATACCGGGCCTGTCTAGTCGTTGGATTGCCACTCACGTTGTCCAGAACAATGTCGTATCGTCCCACGGTGACATCGTTTATGGGCTTGCCATCTTCTCCGGGCTTATTCACCGTCACGGTCTTGGCTCCGTCCTCGACATTGACCAATCCCGCGCCCATCATCATCTTAGTTTTCTCGTCAATGACTCCGGGATGGAACTCACCCAATATCCTGACCTTGCGTTCCGACGTATAGAACTGCTGTATCAAGGCTACGATGAGTTGAGCAACGAGTTTGTGAGACTCCAGATAATGTTCAACCAACTCACCGATAACCGTCTCAGTCGGGGCTTGCAAGGCGTCTATTCCACGCCCGGACTTAACGCCTGACGGGACTTTCCCAAACGACGCATCGTTGATACCGGAGATTTCCTTCATCTCCTGAGTCGCGGCCATATCCATGTTGGCTAGTGCTGGAACGGCTTCAAGGTTGGAGTCGATTGTGCGGATGTTTTCCGGTGTCGGGGGTTTCTTCGTTACAACGATTTCACCCACTCCGCCCATTCGCTTACGGGCGTCCTCTATATCATCGAAAATGTCACCATAGGCAAAGTATGAGTTCTTCGCTGCGGTACCGAGGATGTGAATCAGTTGAGAATGTCTCTTGTTCTTCTCATCCTGCGGGTCGATCAGATCCTGGACAACACCCGTCTCAAAGTTGTTCGCAATGAAGGCTATCGTTGGAACGATGTCAAACTTGTTGTGAGCGTACGGACTCCAATCGTCCTCTAACATCACGGGACCGATGGAGTAAGAAAGCCTCACCTTGCGGATGGGCTTCTTGATGATCTTAAGTTCGATGCCCTGAGTAAGTGAAATCTCCTGCGCGGCTTTGAGTTCCTTGCCCTTGAGTTCGGTTTCCTTACGCGTACCGTCAGGAAGGACTACAAACGTCACCGATCGCCACATAAACTTCTGCTGCCTCAAGACAAGATACTTGCCCTGCTTCGGATCGTAAATGTCCGATTGGGATACCGTCTTGCCAAACGAATAATCAACGTCGTCCGCTACGGGAATCTTATCGTCACCCTCGGCGGTGGTCTTTAGTCCCTCAACGTCCTTTTTCTTGTCGGGCCAACGGGCTTGGATTTCCTCTTTGTCCATTGGAAGAACTTCGATAATCGCCTTCCGGTCGGAGAGGTCGTATTCCCGTCCTTTACCAACGACATACACGGAGGCGGGGTCCAAGTCCTTGATGGTGATTTCGCCCAACGGATCCAGTTCGTCTGACCACTCGACCTTCTGGAATCCCAACGCCCCGATAAGACAGTCCTTGAACGCTTTGAGTGCCTTCGTATTTCCCTTATTGATGTCCTTGACGTACTTTATCAGGTCGGTAATCGTCTCAGCTACGAGGGAATCAGCCGCATCGTCTCTCGGAAAGGCTTTCTGGTCAACCCTCATCTGGGAAATGATTCCATAGATGAGGTTGATGAACTTCTTGATTTCGTTGAAACTTATCGCGGGTTTTCCCTGGGCTTCCAGTTTGGAACGAACGTCACTGGGCCACTGACCGAGCTTGTCATCCACGCGATTGTTGTAGTACGCATAGAACTTCTCACGCAAGTCTCGCTCAACCTGTTCACGCGCAACCGCGCGATGGTACGCGTCAAGAATCTTTAAGGCTTCGTTTTCCATTATGCTGCCATCCAGTGATGTTCCGCTTCTGCCCCTTTGAACCGGGCAAGGACCGCCTTGTAGTCAAACTTGTTTTTCTTCTTCGTCAGGTTCGGCGTGTCATAAATATAGTTCAGCAAATACCGGCAAGCGTCTATCGCGTGATCATCCTTCTTCACGGGTTTCTCCAGTGAGTTCTGAGTCGCGCCCGGTTTCAAATCCTTCCACCGATATGTCTGAAACTCCGTTCTCAGGTTCACACAGTTACGCAAAATCCGCAACTGTGGTTGTCCGTTCTTGAGCTTGAGCATTTCCTGAACGTGGTTGATGCCAGCTCTGACATCATTGTTCGCTGGCGTACAGGCTATCCCATAGTCCATAAACTCGTCAATCACACTCCGGCCCGTGACGCCGTTACGATTCCGGCAAGAGGGGTCAATCAGCACAAGACGCGAATGAACATCCTTGTCCTTCGTCTTGATGATCTGGGCTATCTCACTTACGAGTTTCCCACTTGAGAAAAACTCGTCATAGACGTAAACCTCTCCCGTTGGGGCAACCGCACACCACAATACCGCGGTAGGATTCCTGTACCCGTGATCCATCCCCACAAAGCGGTACCAGTGTTCGGGGATCTTCGTATCGTTGGGAAGCACGAACGGTTCCTTGTCCTGAAATTCCTTATACACCAGACCTTCAAAGGTATCGAACGAGCCGTAGACATAACGCTTGACCCATTCTTCGGGATAGAGTTTTATCAGCGAGTCAACATATCCCGCGGGGAGATATTTGTTCGCGTCTGACGGTGCGTTGACGATAAAGTGGTCTTGGTCTGGCCCCATCACCCAGCGTTTCCACACCCAGTTATGCCCTTCAGGATTTCCCACTCCAAAGGCTGTGTGGCGAACGCCCTTGCGCCTCAATCTACCGACCAGACCAAGCCACATTTCTTCGGGACATTCCTCTACCTGGTCAATCCCAAACCACCCCAGGTTCATCGACTTCACTTTGTCAAACGACCCCTCCAAAGCCCTTCCCACGACGAGCGAACCGTTGACGTATTCCAGGCTGTGTTCGGCTTTGTTGTAGGCCTTAATGAGCGGCGAATCCTTAATCGGCATTTCCTTCCCCTCAACAATGACGGGAAAGTTGATGTATTCGTGCCACGTCGAATCTCTTAACTCCGGATAGGTCATTCTCCCGATGAGTCCAAAATTACCGGGATATTCAAGTGACAACTGATGCCCCTCAGCGCAGAAAGCTGTGGTTTTCCCATTACCATAACCCCCAAACAAAGCCCGGAACTTCGCCGCGCTCCGGTGAAATTCCGTCTGGTGTCTCTGGGGATTATATTTCAGGATTATCGGCGTCATTGTCTGAGAAGTTCCACCGTCTTTTTACATTCTGCGCAGTACGCGAACGACTTTACATAACTCTTTGGGTGCGGGAACGCGTCCTTGATAAAATGCCCGCAAGATCCTTGACTACCGCTAGCAAGTTCGTGCAAATAAATCGTCATCGCTGGCTTGAGCTGGCCCGCGTGGTCGGCCTTCTGGTAGTAATGGACGTTGGACCGTCTATGTGTCGGTTGAACATGGTCTGAGTCGATGAGGCTCATAATTTCGGGACCCACCAAAGTATCGAAGATCCGTTCTTCCCGCAGAGTGTAAATTTACCCGCCGTGTTTTTCCTCACCGATACCGTGGTATCCGCGTACTGATTGGCGTCCACCCCGACATAAGAAGCGACTACAATCCCCGTGGCAATCGTAAAGTTCGCGAGCGTCACCTGGATACTGTCATCCACGGTTATCGCCGCCGTCCCAAAGGTGACGTTGAGTTCAGAACGGTTGAGCTTGACGTTGGCGGTGTCTTGCGCGAGCGTAGCCTTGGCTGCAATCTGATTTTTCTTGTAAGTCGTGTCCGCAGCAAAAGCCGTCCGGCTCACATACCCCGGCTGGTTCAGAGTGTCCTCCGCGGCCACCATTTTATCAAGCGAGTCCTGCACGGTCGTCCCTACCAGCGTCAGCTTGAACGCCGGTATCAACTGCGCCTCCGCCACCCCAAAGCCAAATACCATCAGTAATACAAGTAACCGTTTCATCTCATCCTCCTTATCGTAAAACTCCAGTTATGGTATATGGCGTTGTGCCGCTCCCAATCACCCATATCGTGTCCCTCGCTAACCTCGGTAAATAATGAGCCTCACCTGCCAAGATGAACAAACACTTGCCCCCATTCCTCGATGCAGCCAGCGTATCCGCCTTGTTCAAAGCCACGATCAACGTGTCGGTCGCTACGTCACGATTATAAATCGTGTAATCCTTCTCCGACCTGTCCCGTAACGGCACCGCTACCCACGCCGTCGTCGCACTCCCTACTTTCGTGAACGCCGCCGCTATCGGCTTTACCTGGCTCCATCCCAACACCGGAACCATTACCATCACCAAAAACCAGAATCGCTTCATCTTACCCTCCTGCCTGAACATTGTTAACTTCCGGATTCATCGCTATATATAACCGCGCTAAGTCCCTCGAAATCTGACTCGACTTCCGACCCAAAACCCCCTCAGCCCACTTCCTCGTCAACCTCGGCGCAATCTGGACATACGCCCGACATACCAACTCACCGTATTCCTCACCACTCAAGACTTCCTTGCTCCATAAATCTGAAAAGTGTTTTCCCGCCTTTTTCGGAGACTTCATTGGCCTTTTCACGAATTTCACACCCTACACTTTTCAAAAATATTGGCGATTTCAACGTGCCATTTCCCCACCACGCCAAGACAAAATCACTCCCATCCTGCCCGGTAGTGCGGGGATGGGAGTCACATACGACACCCGCCACCCCCTATGTCAACCCCTCCTACCCCCGTCTTGCCCCGGTCCTGTCCGGTCTAACCCTCGCCCCGACTATGACTTACTGACATTATGCTGGCTTACATAACATCACTTATAACCATTGCTAGCATCTTGTCATACATCCTCGTATGTGGCAGCCCTGATACCGTCCTGTGCTACCTCTACCTGGCTCAACTCATCCTTTGACAAGTCCCGCCTAACCCCTGATACCAGGCTCACTTGGGTGATGGTGCCTCCGTGCGTTAACTGATCGCCCCATTTCTCACGCCTGTAAGCCTTTAGGATGGGAAATATATACCCAGCCCCACCCCTCTCTAGCGAAAAAGCGACGATGTGCTTCTCCAGCTCATCAATCTTAGCTTGCTCGATCTCATCCCATTTGTCAGCGAATGTTGGGTCTTTGGTACGCCAATAAAAGGCAGTCCTACGATCTATACCAATTTGTTTAGCCGCCTTTGCAATGTTGGGCCAATGATCGGGAAGGATAGCGAGGAAAATATCTTTGTGTTTAGCCTGTTCCTCGATGATTCCCTCGGTCCCTTTAATCAGGTTAGCCAGACTATTAGGGTTGGTTTGTGTTCTCGCCGCGATTGGCTGCTGATTAGTTGACGGGGTTTGCTCTATGTTTGCCGGTTGGCTCAATTCACGCCTATTCTGTAAAGAGTTACTGTGTGCTGGTTTCGGGGGTCTTGCTCAGTGGGTTGCTCGGTGGGTTGCTCCGCGTCTCTCTTAGCTCTGTTGTACGCGCTGATGCCTAGCCCTAAGTATACACCTATGGCGAGGCCGTAAATATGAGCTAGTGTGATGTAGAGGGCGTCCGTTACTGTCCCATCCCTATTCAAGCAAGGTAAACTTTTGCGACTGTGCCGGTTAGCTCAGAGCACTTCACCGGCCAGTTGATCTTTATGCCGCTAGTATTAAGATAGCGTGCGAAATGGCGTTTGTCAAGAACTATTTTGTAAATCTTTCATTCTGTTCAGGTCAGAATATGAGGGCTATATTCATTCGAGAATCAATCAAGTTTACATAATCATTCTCATATCGGTACGCGTTTCGTTAATACTTCTCACTGTGATGCACGTCGCTACTCGGTAATATTTTCAAAGGCTAATGATTTGCCCGTGCTCTCTCTGTGGCACAGATAATGCAATACCATATCTAGTCAACGAAATACCTCACTATCAGAGCGGGGCCAGCTCTCTAAAGTCGGCGAAAAGATCATGACGAAAATAGAACGAATGTCCCAATTGTTTGACGGCCTTTCACGGGCTGGTTTTAGCTATTCAGAGGCACAAGCCCTGAGACGTATCGAAATGACCCTGCATAGATGGGCAGAACACGAGTGCAACGGGGAAATTGAGCGAGATGAGACAACGGGCAAAGCGTATGCCGTTTCAATGGCTTACGTCAACGGCACTGGCGATTATAACCGCTGGCCGACCGCAGACAGGGAAACCGGAGCACTTGCACGCCTTGCCAAGATCATGGCAAAACATCCCAAATTCGTGGCGTATAATCAGTCAGACCCACGGGGGTGTGCGCTGTATATCGTCCGCAAGTCAGATATACCTAAAGACGGTAAACTTGAATCCTACTACACACGCGGCATTGCAGTCTGTGTATAGCCCTTCCCCCGTCTCCGCCCGAAAAAAGATCAGGGAGCACAATGGAACGAAGTATCTCACCATCTGCGAAAACAACCATCGCCCAAGCGGTGAGAATAAGCGCGTCACGATCCGAGTACACGGCGAGACAGCACCGGAGTTTTCGAAAGCGATTCGAGACGCCGTCAGCGCGATGCTTGCCTGAGTAAACTAGAAAGGGAATGACCATGCGAATGAAAGCTAATACCGTTGTCGTGTCTTTCCGCCTGCCCCGGCCATTGATTGACAGGCTCAAGGGCACAGTGAGAGCGAATAAGCCAGCGATCAAGGACATGACCCATGCCGCAGAAATAGCTATAACGGACTGGGTTGAGCGGAATGAAAAGAAATAGTGGGCACGAATTGTACTGAAGGCGCGCTGTCAATGACGGCGCGCTTTGAGTATGAACCGAATAAGTGGAACCCAAACGGGCGATAGCATCACCACGAATACGACCACCAACATTACGCTTTCCTCATCCATTGAGTGCCCTCATTATCGCGTGTACTGACTTCTCTAAGGTGAATAACCCTGCCGTCTCTACCGCGTTGCTACTGAGCTTACCCATGTCACTCATAAGCATCTCGTGTACCTTCGTTGCCCACCTCTCCGCGTCCAAAGGCAGGACATAGCCATTTAACCTGTGCCACACCATCTCATTCGCACACGCCGCGTTTTCGCACGTTATGACCGGGACGCCAGAGGCCAGGGCCTCGCCTGCAACTTGGCCCCATAGCTCACACCGCGTCGGCATTAACAGGATCTGTGAGAGACGGTAGAAATATGGCATTTGGTCGTAGTCAACCTTGTGGACCACCCTCAGACTTACCTCAGAATTGACCAACCTTTTGAACTCAGGGTATAGCGGACCATCCCCAATGATTAAGGCTGAGGTGTGCCTAACGATGGAAAGACGGTTCAAGACTTCCGCTACGAATAGGGGCATTTTCCGGTCAACAAATTGAGCCACATAAATAACGTCATAGAGTTTCGGCGTTATCTCTAGCGGATAGAATCTATGCGTGTCAATCGGGATATGGCTTACAACGGGATCTGCCCCGTACTCCCGATACAGACTTCGCCCCTTCTCACCAGCTACTATCACCGCGTCCGCGTGTCTAGCCATTAGACCCTTGAGCCATCGCTGACGGGGTGTGTAATGATCTTCCCACAACTTCCAGGAGTCAGACCATAGTATGACCCTCCGCCCGTGCATCTTCGCCCACAAGTAAGCAGCTTGACCCGTGAACCCATCACCGTAGATCATCACCACATCAGGGTTGAATAGTCCCGCCTGTCTGAATATGTCAGGATTGACATGGCGGAATCCCTCATCACCATACTTCACGATATGCCTTTTGAGGAAGATAGAATTGTGCCCGAAATCCGTGGAGTGCCACGGTCTATTTTCCTCGCGGCGCGTGGAATATATCACAAGGAAATTCCCTTGACCTAACTTAGAGGCCAATAGGTCATAGGTGTCTAGCCTGTAGGGATAGGGCTGATTGGCGATGAGGGCTAGTTTCATTTCTTGCGCCCACCTTGGTTTTCTTCTAAAATTACCAAAAGAAACACCGTTACCAGAACCGCGGCAAGGCAAATGCCCATACCCATTTTATTTCCCCTTCCTGATTATCCTCCACATCCTGACCATCGCATACCCCCATACCCTCACTAGGTTTGGGATCTTCCACAAAAGCGGCGCACACATCAATACGTACACTGAATAGTAAATTGGATTATGCACACACTTGATACTGAACAGTTCCCGGATTGTCTCTGGCTCTGTGATGCCCGTCCGCGTCTCGTCCACGGTCAACTCAAGGTCAAACGGTGCGAATGGCTCTAGCCTCTTGAGTGCCTTGCACGTCCACGCGTAATCTGAACAATAATGAGGCAAGAGCCACTTGTGAAACTTGACTCTCTCAAAATCTGACCACATCATAAACACGGCACGATTGGACAGCGCATTGGGGATGAGGGAATTGACCGTTGAGATTGCCCCAAACTGACGCGTGAATATCCACTCCCACAAGACTCGCTTACCATCTCCCGCCCAGTGAACTATCCGCCCCGGCTTGCAATGCTTGACGGCCGTCTCAATGAAGTCCGGGCCAAAGGTCGTATCGTTGTTCATCACTCCCACGATGTCCCCCGGCCTAGCTAGTCTCGCAATATACCTCTGTCCCGCCTGGAGTGACCCCGCCCAATAGTTCCCGCTTGATACGCGGATGCACTCATAGTAACAGCCCGGAGCCGTAGCCTCGCAAGTCCCGCAGTCCTTCGTCCCGCTATCCACCCAGACTATCATCCACGGCTTGACGGTCTGGGCGCGTAGGCACTTGATGAACTCACTCACGTTCTCGTTATGAATCGGGAGAATGAGAAAGGTCATTTCTTAGTATTCCTCATTAACTGACGCCATTGCGGGTTGATTGTGCTGGAATAGTCATACTCGCTTGGCGCGATGTATCTCAGGTCAATCCACATAAACACAACTGAGAACGCAAACCCAGCTACGACCCACCACCAAGATATGCCAGAGTCCCGGACAAACAAGTAGACGATCATCAGGAAGTTCATCCCGGCGGCGTAGTTCTTCCAGCGTTCAAAAACGAACTTGACTTTACCGATGGTCATTCAGCCACCTTCGGTACTTGTTGCAGTGGCGGGCAATGATTAACAATCGTCCCGCCCATCCTCTCGTGATATACCGGGGTGCAACCGATATACAGCTCCCTCGTCCGCGGACTATCCGGCGCAAAGTGCAGAGTATTGAACGCCCGTATATCTTCTGCGCTATACTTCCCCTTGTAAATCGACTCAGGGAGTATCATTGGGGATTCAATCTCATTCACCGATATGTTGATATGCTTGAGCCTGATATCCTGTACGTGCCTCACAAACTCATCCTTAATGTCCGTGTGATGGAATGTAGCCCATACGTTGAATCTCTTGGACGGCTTACACCGGATTATCTCAGAGACGTTCTTGAGGTTGGAATAGATCCTCACATCCGTTCCCCTATCTGTCAGGTAATTAACTATCTTGTGCATACCGAGATGGAACGATGGCTCACCCCCGGAAATACAGACATAGGAGATCCACTCAGGGTATTCGGTCCCTAGAAACTCAACCCATTCCTCGGCGGTGCATTCCTCATACTTCTGCACCTTACCCTCTGTAAACATGGGGCAATATCCACAGTGAAGATTGCACTTCGTTGTGAGTATCAACGTGAACCACGCGCCACGTGTGTACTTCCCGCCCCGACGTGGATTAACCAATAGCTTATTGAATAAACTACTCATACCGCTCTCTCCTTTAGTTCGTGAATGATCGCCGCCACTCCCAAAACAATGCAACCGGGGGCTAGAAAGTGTAAGATTGCCAAGAACAAATCCGGCGGAACGCGAAAATACAGCCCCGGCCCGTCACCATAGAGGAATACGTTGAGCAAGCCAAGCACAACGACAAGTAATACCTTCCTCATTTCTTCTCTCCCTCTTTGGGATAGGAAAATAACTCCATTTGCCTTAAACGGTTGCGTTGTTCGCGATTCAAAAGATTTCTCCGTCTACCGTGGGGAAATCTTTTGGCCATTCACCAATAAATTCAGATTTAAACCGTTTCAAGTCATTATCAGCAGCACAGAATTGACTTTTTCGTTCGTTGTGTTCCGGTTCCCAACTTCTGACATTCCCAACCATCCCGATTGTCTCCTTGATCTTCTCCAGCAGCTCCACGCCTTTTGCCCCGTCCAATCCATCCTCGTCATACACGGCGTTGCAAATGGCGTCGTAGCAAGAATCCAGAAGCGCGGTCAACAAGTCGATTCGCGCGACCAACTGGTTTTCCCTCTGGCCCCATTGTAAACTCGCACTTCTCATTTCTTCGGCCAGCTCTTTCATTACCCCCCCCCCTATCTTGTGAGTTGCAATTTTTTTGCCTCTATCCGATCCTTTATCGCCTCTTCGATCTCTTCAAGACAGTCAATGTAATCGTCATCGTTTAACTGTTCTGTGCGGCGACTGATTTCTTCCAACAAGTCTCCAGCAACTACGTAGCCCCTTTTCGCCTTTGCCATAAATCCTCCTGATTAAATGCGTTCACCCACAGCCCGCAGTATCTCTTTCGCAACCAATAATCCGTTGATATAACTCTGCGTCGTCAACGCCCTAACCACATCCTTCCTCTTTGCGGCCTCGCGGCGTTGCCTAACTCCATCGCGAATTGCCAAATTAAGGGCTTTGCGAAGCTCAAATCGTAGTTGCTTTGCCGTCATCTGTGGTTTAGTGTCTTGTAGGTGTCGCACCGTTATTCAGCCCTCCTTCGGTAATGTTATCGTTTCTCCCGCCCGCCCCATCGCGGCTTTGAGCACCGCCAATCCCCAACGCACTTCTTCAAGTTGATCTTGAGCCATCTTGATATTTCTAATGGTTGTTTCTCGGTAGCGTTCCTCTTCTGCGTTGGGATCGCCCAGAAAGGAAAGCGTTTTTATCAGATTCTTTTCCGCGAACTCAAGTGTTTCGATTGCATGCATTTTCTTTACCCTTTCCTGGTTTCGCGTAGCTTACGCACCGCTTCTTCTGGGGTTGGCAGATCGGTGAAATATCCGTCGATCTCCAGTGGGTTCCTTACGTCCTTCTCGAATAGCCACAAGAGACAGGCTGCGATTCCCGCCTCGTATGTCTTCCCAATGAATCGGTCTTGCTGACCGTCAACACATTCATCGAACAGCGCGTCGATTTCTTCGTCTGTCCTTTGGTTCACCCGGATTTCGTACGTCTTGTCTATGTCTGGGTGTTCCAATAACGCGTTGCAAAGCTCGCAAAGAAGTTGATGAGTGAATGTGCCCGCTTCGTGATTTTCAGCGCGATTGAGGATGTCTCTAACCTTTGTGATCTTCATTTTCCGTCCTCTTGGTAGTAAGGGGTGATCATGCCTTGTCCTCTTTACAGGTGAGGACGGACTTCGCAATATTTACAGCATCAAGGGCGGCAGCACGACTATAATCCAGTTTTGCAATATCCCCTACCGCCTTCTCCAGTTCCAAGACGCGGGAATACTGTTGCTCGTTTGTCAATTTCACGTCCTCAGATTCACCAATGATAACGGTCTGGGCTTGCTCCTGGGATTCGGTGAGGACGGCAAGGCGATTCATTTCTGTCTTGAGTTCTGCGATCGCATTGCCGATTACTGATAGATAATCGTCGATACCGCCCGTGATTCCGAGCTTGTCAGCGATTGTGGCAAGCGTCATGTCTGCATCCTCGGCTTCATTGTGAAGATCGACCCCCTCCTTTGTCAGCCTCTCCACCTCTGCCTTGAGTTCATTGATCGTTGCCTGTGCGTTGTCATAGGCAGTCCCGGCCTTCATCAGTTCGTTTTCGCGGTCGGCAACCTCTGCCCGGTAGCTGTCTATCTGACGCGTCAGTTCGGTTTCAAGGAGTGACTTGTCGGCCTTGAGTTCTGCGTTCTCTCGCTCAAGAGTAGTATAATCCGCGGCATCGACATAAACATTGGCAAGCCCCTTCCCTTCAACATGGATCGTCCGCAAGAGTTTGCTCGTTAGGATTGCATTTTGCTTCTCTGCGTTCTCTCGCTCAAGGCGTTCAATGTCCGCTGCATCGGCCTGACGATTGCCGCTCAGTATTTTGTTTTCGAGTTTCAACTCTTCCACCTCTCGGCGGGCGGAGAGAAGGGCAGATACAAGATATTCCCGCTCCTGGACCACAACCGGGATTCCGTCCTTCATTGGGAGTGCATCCAGTTCTTGCTCAATCTTGTCGGTCATGGCTTGCTCCCTGATTTCGGCTTCCTGTGAACCTTCGTTAATCGTTTTATCGGTGTCGATGTGGAGTATCATGGCTTCACCTGTCGATGTCTGGTAGCGTCCAACCCAAATAAAATGGCGGCAATAGCGAGCCGTTGAAACCATCTGTCTTGGTCACCAAGAATTGCGAAGATGATCCCGCTAACGGCAAAAAACACTATCGACGTGCGCAACATGATAAGCTGTATTGTCACTTCACACCTCCTATGCGAGCCTTGCGCCAGTTCATTCCCTGACCACACTGGGGACAGTTCTTATCGTTTAGTCCCTTGTGTGGCGGATCTGCCATATTCTGGTGGCACGTCGGACAAAGGTATGGGTTCGGTTTCTTCTTTTTCATCTTCCACCTCCTATGCGGGCTTTGATTCTCGCGTTCTGCAATCGCTTAACATCTTTGAGTTCTTTGTCAATGTTTGCGGCAATCTCTTTAACCTGCTCAACCGGGAGAATGAGAATGGGTGTTGTGAATCTTCCAGACTCAAAAAAACACACATATGGCTCGTCTGGGGCGTCGAAGATTAGTCTTGCGTGTATCATACCTTTCCACCTCTGCGAGAACGGAGCCACGAATCGAATGCATTATTAACACTTGCACCGTTTTCGTAGTCAATTCCCAGCTCACTTGCGCGCACTCCGGCTTCAAACGCTTTCCTCAACTCATCCCCCGGTATGTCAAGAGACATTCGCTTGAGTATCTCTTTTTCAACGGCGGTCAGCTTTCCTTGAAGCGAGGCATCAAAGATCACTCGCCCCAGTAAGTTGCGAAACTGGTCAAGCAGTTCTTCACCTGTTTGCTCTGTCAACGGTTTCAGTCCGCTCATACGTCCTCCAGACCTTCGGCTTTTCCTTCTTTGTATTTCTCTTTCAGGCAGTCGGGGCACGGCATCACGTCGATGTAGTTGTCATAAGGGGGTGATCGTCGCTCTATGAGTTCAACGTCCAGACCTTTTCCGCACGCGGCGCATTGAACCTCCAAGTCTATGGTGATTGATGTGCTCATACGTCCTCCTTTTTCTTGATTACCAAATACACTCGGACAATCGCTTCGTCGCCGCACATACTCTTAAACCAACGCTTTTTGAATGGACGTGTGAATGTCTTACCGCATCGCTTGCAATAGTATTTATACAACCGTTTCATACGTCCTTCTTTGGGGTGGGGGAAATAATTTCAACCGTCAGCTTGTGATTATGCTTTCCATCGTCAATCCAGATGAATTTCTTTATCGGCACGATCTCGCTGTTCTTTTTGCCCTCAATGTCTTGTTTGATTGCGGCCGCGCCGATTCTTGACAGATGCACCAACGCGATATAGCTATTCAAAAACGAGCGCAGGTCAACTAAGAACACATCCAGATTGTCATAGTTCACGCAATCCGCGATGTCCGAAATGGTAACAAGTTTGAACCGCTTCGCCTTCATTCCCCCTCCTTTACTGATTCGATGGCGGCAAGGAGAGAGGGGGCGCGACTTTCAAGCGTTTGCTCCATTTTAGTGTTCCCACTCACTTGAAACTGTCCGTTGTCCAGATGAACAATGCTGATGATTGTGTGTATGTCTGACAATCCTGCCAGCTTGTCCATCGCGTCCGCCTTGCGGCCTTTCAAGATTTCGGCGGGATCGTCGGCACGGAAAACATCTACGGTGTCTCCAGCCTCATTGATTGGCATTGAAATAATTTTTGGTTCGCTCATTTTCTCGGTCCCTCCAATAGATGTCGGAATCTTGCCGCATCTCTCCATGCTTCCGCTCTCGATCCGCATCCGTTTGATATTCTACAATAACCTGAATGCTTCTTTGTTGCCCACACGGTGAAACCGATAAGCACCCAAACAATTCTCGCATCTGGGTATTTTTTCTTGACTTGGCTCATAGAGATTCTCCAATGAGTGTAACGCCCTGGTTTGACTGTTCTCATCTCTGTCCCTCCTGATTAAAATTAAGTTGCGGTGCTGGCAGGTTCTCTCCGTTCCTCGCGATGGGACCGAGTGAAAAGACGTGAACGCCATACCCTGCTGGGAACACGCCACAGCTACCGCAACCTGGTGATGGCTACGAAGATTTCGGCAGTATATGAACATCAACGTGCGATGTCCATGTTTGCTCAAAGGTTTTCTCCAGTCCCGCCAGCAGTGCCGTAGCGACCATACTTGCCCCGCGTTTTGTTTTGAGTCCCTTAATAAGTTCGTCTTTGATCGCTTGCGAGGATTGTGAGATTTGTTCCTTGAGTTCTTTCGTTACCGCTTCTTTGATTTGCGCGCTGACCACGATGTCAAGCCAGTCGTACTTGTTGTCGCTACTGTAATTTGACACCTTTCCGGTTGCGTCAACCCTTTGGTGCAGGACGCCATCAACAACCTTCGCCACAAGCGCATCCGAGCCACCAAGCGCCTGAATGATCGCTTCCTTGATTTTTGCTTCCACGATTGGATTGACTACGTCCTTGCTGATTGTGAGACTTACGTTCTGGCCTTCCATTGTCTGTATCCTCCTATGTGTGTGAACGGGAACGAAAATCATTTAGCCATTTCTCGAACATCGTTTTTGTTACAGATAGGTCGCCGTTCCAGTTTCTATCCTCAATTCCCTTCCGCGCAAGCATCACCTCGCAATCCAAAAATCCCTGAGTGAACGCTTCTCTCAGCCCTTCCTCGCTCACCGGGGAGGGGGAGGACAAATACCTTGAAGCGACCTTAATCCATTTTTGCTTGTCGATAAAACTAACAATATCGTGAGAGCGCGTCGCGAGCAATTCGTCGATAAGTTTCTCAGCGTTCCCCGCCCCTTCACTGGGGGGAGAAACGGCCTTGAATTTGGCTATTTGTTCGTTCGCCGCGTCAATGGCCATAATCAGCATACCAACTGTGAACGCACAGGTATCTTCCATCTTGTTGGCGTGCGCTCTCGCAACGTCATAGTTGTGACGGGTGAATCCTTCAATGTGCCATTCCATTTCCGTTCCTCCTTGTGGGCTACGCTGATACTTTGAGTTTGCGATAGGTGACAATATGTTCGTCTGCCTCTGGCTCAAGACGCATTGGCATCAGAAGGACGCGCGCTTCGCCCACCATGAACCAATGACCGCGCGCGGTTTCCGGCCCGGTCTTGTGATTGATTTCAGCCACATTGAGTTCCTGCGCCACAACGAGAATCTTTTTCAGGTATCGAACAGAAAAGGGAACCTTGTCAATAATCATCTTCGCGTTATCGTCAGGAATAAAGATTCCGGTCGGCTTGACGTTCTTTGTGACTTTGCCTTTACCGTCGCAATCGTCACAATGCACCTCTGAGCCGCATTCAAAGCATTCGTATTCCCCTTCGCCGTCGCACGTTTCGCACTCGACTTCCTCTGGATCAAGCCTCTCGACTTTCGGTATTCGCTCTATCGCGGCGCAGAGAGATTTCACGTCGATTGATTCAATCCCCTCCACTTCGGGCGTCAACACAGATCTAATTCCGAGTTCGCACGGTTTATACTCGGCATCTACTCCCGGCAACAATATCATAATGTGTCCGTTCGTCGCACCCGTCTGTCCTTCCCACGTCCACGGATTCATCATCGCGGGGCGCAGATCGTCCTCGCTAATAAACATTTTTAGCATTTCTGGTCTATTCATCTCTCCGCCCTTTCAGTTATGATAACCATTACGCGCTCCGTTCTGACTGGTTCATAGAATCATATTCCCTGATTGCTTTCATAATCTCAAATGCGACTTGAGGAACTATCGCGTTGCCGAGGGCTTTAAGTCTGTCCACCCGATTGGGTACCCTTGCATCCACTCGACAAAGGCGGGTTGCAACTTCAAGCCAGGGTTCTCGCCAACCGTTCCCGTTAAGTCTTTCTGATTCTGTGATTCGTAGTATTTCCCCGCCGTGTCCTCGTTGTCGTGAGGTCGCGGTGTGGTTGGGGTTGGGGTTGGTAGAAGTGCGATCGCTGTCTGCAAGTCCTTCCCGCCCTGACCATGTTCGCCGGCTCCTGTTGAGTTCCACTTCTTGGGGGTCGGTAACAGGTAACTCATTGCTCGCGGGGTTGTCCGGGGCGTGTTTAGTTGTGCGTCGCAATACTTTGGCCGCTTCGAGCTTGAGTACGATGCTTGAATCAGATCCTGCATTGTCGCCATTGATCCCGTTGGAGTTCCTAATACCACTATTTGATTGCGGAGCCGTTGCGCCGAAGATGCTGGACGCTTTCCCTTGCTTTGCGCCTCTCTCCACTTCTCCATTGTTTTCGGTCCGTCGCTCTTGTGATCCTCCGTCCCCGGTGTGAGCAATAATCCAGACTCTATCCCTTCTGTGTGGGGCATTGACGGCGCAAGCTGGAATAAGAAACGGTTCCGTTTGATAGCCCTCAGCTTCCAAGTCAGATAACACTTGGTCGAGTTCCATTCGGATGATTCCAGCAACATTTTCGCCAATAACCCAGCGCGGCCGAGTCTCGCGGATTGCTCTAAGCATTTCCGGCCAGAGGTGACGGTCATCTTCTTTGCCTCGTCGCTTGCCGGCGACAGAGAAGGGCTGACAGGGGAAGCCACCCGTGACGAGGCCAACCCGTCCTTCAAATTCTCCCCAATCAATCTTCGTGATGTCACCTAAACACCTGCTCTCTGGAAAATGCTTGTGATAGACCTGACAGGGGAACTTTTCAATCTCTGAATGACCTAAGTTCACGTATTCATCGCCCCAACACCAAGACGCTGCGAGAGCAAAACCACCGATACCGCTAAAGAGATCAACATGGTTCAAAATGTTCCTCTGACTGGTTTGTTCCCGCCCGTGAGGGGGCTACTTGAAAAACGACTTAACAAACTCGGTTGCGTTACGATAGCCACCCCTGCGATTCTAGTGATGATCACAACAGTACTGTTTGTAAGCGTATCGCTTCGCCTTTGTGGGTGGTCGCCCGTATCGACGCTCACGATAGGGTCCGCCACGCCCACAAATTACACACTCGGTTGTTGTTGTGAAATACCAGTGCCGTCGCATCTGGCGTTTCTTGGCTTGTCTCATTGGCACACCTCGCTTGCTTTGTGGTCCTTACCGCACGGTACGCGTTTCATTATCTTTTCAACTTCGTTCAATAGGTGCGGGGCGGCAAAGGGTAGGCTCATTCTCCAATACGGATCGTCCTTGATGTATCCTTTTTCCTCTGCGATTGCCTTGATTTCTAGTTTCACTTCTTCGGGGGCTTGACGAATGAACGCCTGAACGCGACGGCAACGGGTTTTCAGTTTCGCAATCACGGGTTCCATTGCCAAAGCGTAGCGACGCGCATAGAGCGTTGAAAACTCAACGAGTCCAGCCTTTTCCAGTTCAGCCACGGGGATATTGATTTTCTCAAGCTGTCGGCGGCGTTGTTCTATCCTGTCAGTAACCATCCTTTCAACCTCGGCGGCGGTGTAGAGTTGTTCCGTGTTAATCCAATACTCAAAGGCAAGGCTCTTGTATGTCGTGTTCCGTTCAACCGCTTTCGCCCGCTCTCGAATCTTAGCGATTGGCTCTTTGAGTTGGAACAATCGGTCACAAAGGACGGCCCGCTCTTCATCTGAAATTCGGATCTGCTTCGCAAATTCTACCTCACCAACCAATTCCAAGATTTCGTCCCGGTTACTCGCCTCTTGCTTTGCGTGCGTCAGCGAGTTTTTGAGCCATTTCTGCACTCCTGCGGAGGTTGTCTGCGGTAAGTGGGGGTCTAGTGCCAGCTTGTCGATTGCTTTGCCGATTTGTTCCACTGTATTTCCCTTCCAAGAGTTTCAAATAATTATTGCTTGAGCAAAAGAGCCAATCAAAATCAACCTTCCATTCCCGGTCATTCTCACCGCGCACAAACGCAGATTCCTCTATCCGCTTGAAACACGCCTCAAGGTCAAACTCCTTCTCCGCGAAACGAGCGGCGACGGCTTTCACCCGCTTGTCGGAGAGCCTAAGGATTGTCTTTAGTCCGAGTCTTTTCGCCTCGCTGTTCCAGTGTTCTAAAACCGATAAACCACTAGAGGGGAGTATATCTTTCTTCTCTTCTCTTCTAATCTTCTTCTTATCTTCTTCTCCTTCTTCTTCTTGCTTTAAAGACACTTTAAAGTCACTTTGAAGTTTGCCCCCGTATTTCGTGAAATTGTCAGCAATTTCGGCAAACTTGGCGCAAGTGATAGTTACGAAATCCTCCGAGTTCTCGACGAATGTGAGGTGAGCGTCCTGCGAACAGTAGGTGAGTATCCTGCGTAGGTGGTCCCTACGCTTGTTGAGTCTCTCGCAATAGTTCTTCCAAGAGATGGTCAGCACACCCGCCTTGCCGTGCGCTCCCAGTAATTCGAGCGTCTTGAACCAAAAAGCGTAACCCGCGTCCCCGAACCGCCTTTCCAAATCCCTCACAAACAAATCATCGCTTGAGTCTGTCATGTGCTTAAACCATTTCATCTTGTGCGCCATTCGGACGTAAATAGAAAAAGGACGCCCAAAACCCGTTGGCCATCAGCACAGGAATCACTTCCATAGCTGCAACGAGTAATGAACGTCCCTAGAATGAAAAATCCTGTACTGATGGCACTTACAATATACGAAATTTGTGTCCGTATTGCAAGTCCCCTAGTCATGTGGCGTTCTCTGAACCTGTCCACTCGTTACGAATGTTGCATACTCCCAGGGCATCATTTGACACTGCACCCTGTGCTTGTTCGTGTTCGTGTCATACTTCTTCGACTTGGTGCGCTCCTTGAACTCACGATGTGGTTCGGGCGGTGCTTCGTCAAATTCTAGCTCGGTCTGGTTCATTGTCCCTCCACTAGTTTATACAGGAAACACCCTTTACGGATGCGCTCACAAGTGATTCTGTAACCAGCGCGCCTTAGTTCGGAAATACGCGCCCTGTATTCTGCTCCCAATGGTGGCGTAGTTATCCATTCCGCCGTTGTCACCCCGCCCGGATTGTTGCGGAACATTGATAAGACTTGTTCACACTGGGTCATTGTTCGTTCCCTTCGTCGCATTTCACACATTTAGCTAGGAAGTCGTGCCAGATACGAAGCATTGCTACAAGGACGGTATCGAACAGGTCTATCCGCTCGGCCTTGTCCCTATGACACGGACGGCATACCGGGACCGCCATTAGGTCACTTGTCTTGCAGTTATGGTACCCGAGAGCGGCGTGGTGAGCATCTACCGGGGTTGCGTCGCAGAAAATACAAGGCAGTTCGCGGATGAACGCTAGATATGCCTTTGAATGAACTATCGGGAACGCCCTTATCGTGGTTCGCAAGGCTTTCAAGGTCTGCTCACGTTCGGTCATAGTGTCCTCAGATAAATTTCCCACAGGATGGCCGCCGCAAACAATACGCCGAGAATTACCCCTATCAGGGTGAGAGCGTACGACTTGTCAGTATGGTTGGGGTGAATTTTCATGGTCTCGATAAGGTTCCCACGCCTCCCCACTAAGAGGGTCAGACCGCTTTGGTCTTTAGTCGCGCCTACAACAGGGCGTTGGAGTGTTATTGTCCTTCGATTGACTGCCAATACTTTTCCGGGCTGACGTTTGTTATGCCTAGTTCGTGGCACAAGTCCTGAACCCTCATTGTCAACTCGGCAAACTGGACCGAGTTCAGGGCTGTCGTTGTCCCGCCAACCACCATTATCACACCTGTCGTCGGGTCTGTTATTTCCTTCGGATTGAATTTGAACTTGATGAGTTCGTGGACTTCATCGGTTGTCATCCCCGTGTACTCAGACAACGCCCGAACGAGTGCGCCAAAGTAGTAGCGATTTGCCCTGAGACTCCTTTGGCGGGGAACTGTCTCGACGATGACCATAACCTCGTCACCGTCTTTGCGGGCTATGTCAAGAACGATCTTACCATCTCTTACCTTGACGACTCGTTCGGTGATTAGCATTGACGCTCCCTAGAAAGGTAAGTCCGGTCCGGGTGTCTGACCTTTGGGCGCACGGAGGCGCAAGCCGCCCGTTAGCTTGCCCTGAAACTGGATGGCCGGGTCGAAGTAAACCACGATCTTCTTTCCCATCCACGTCGAGTAATCATCCCCGTAAATCGCTACGAGGACATTGATGTTCGTAATGTTCGCCACGAATCCCTTTGGCGACTCGTCGAACTTGATAACCACCTTCTCGGCGGGATCGTCTTCTGTCCCGACGTTCTCCCGGCTGATACCGGAAATGGTGAACAGTCCGGCTTGGTTTGCTCCCAAGTCTTCCTTCTTGATGTAACGCGATGGGATGAGTTCGTGTATGCTAGGCATTACTTGTTCCCTTTCTTGTTGGTGGATGTCAAATACTTCGGGGTCTGTTCTTGCGAGTGCCATCACTTTATGTCCAGCCTGGTTCCCTGATTGATCTTTGCACCGTCAACGCCAACACCCTCTTTCCAGTCTGCCTTGATTGCGGCCTTGTCAATGGTCACGACGGTCTTGGACTTCTTATACTTCTCGGGTACGGCCTTCTCATCCACGATTTCCACGCTCGGCGGATTGTTCTTGATCTTGAGCTTGAGCGTGATACCGTCAATTTCCGTTGTCTCGGTTGCCTCCATGGCCTTCTTCAAGTAAGCCCTGAACCATTCGGCCTGTTTGTTGCGGCGGTCCAGGATTCCTTTGAGCCTTGCAATCTCGGCCACAACTTGCTCTGATTCGCTCTCCGTGTTCAGGACGTGCTTTCCCACAGCCACACACTTGTCCTTGAATGACAGATTGAGCGATACCAGTTGTTTCTCGATGACCTCAAGCTGCTCGTCCGTCTCGGCCTCATTATATAACTCGATTGCCTGAGACAGTTCTTGAGTCAGTTCGTAGAGTTTCATAGCATCACCGTTTCCACTTCCTGCTCGGACGCCTTCTCGGTCACTTCGGCAATGAGCCTCTTGCGACAATCCTCTTGGCTGTCGCGGCTCAAGGTGTTTGGCATCAGATAGCCCTCCTCGCTCTTAGCCATCCAATACCGCCCCTTGCCGTCTGTTCTTGTGATAATCTTGTATGTCGCCATTTGTTCCTCCTGTTATATTCTTACCACGTTGCGTCCTGAATACCTCGCCAATGTCAACCCACCATAAGCCTTCTTCACTTTGGCTATCAGGTTCTTTTTGGCTATCCTTGAATTGACTATTTCCTCAGCCCTCACTTGCAGCTCAAAGAAGTCCGCGTGTGATACGTCGGGCAAAGACTTTCTCACCCTCTCAAGCAACTCTCTTGTCTCAGGGGCTATCCTCTGCGCTGACTCCAATGTGGCTAGGTCGCGATTGATGAACTCTAGACGGAAATTCATTGGCTGGCCTTTTGCGCTTCATGAATCCACCTTGTGACTTTGGCGGTTGAATGTCCGATGAACAGACTATCACAGACAGGACACTTGGTTGGGATGCCCACCATCTCAATCTCGTCATGCTGCGGGTCAGCTAGACAGTAGAACCTGTGCCTGTCCTTAGCCCAACATTCCCTGCATAGCCCATCCTCAATATCGTCTATGTGGTTCAGTGTATTGCAAACGTCACACTTGTAGTAATCGTCCATATCCGGCTTGGGGTCTTTGTCTATGCCAACCATCATACTGTTACCGTGGGGGGAATTGTCGATGGTGTGCATTGTCAGTTCAGAGAGAAGTATAGGTGTATTGCCTCAGTCCACAGACACGGAGAAGGCTTGTACTGCTTGGTCATTTCCAGATTGTGTAGTCTGGCTTGTTGACGGGCTAACTCTTGAGAGAAGGTCATTGTTGTGCCTTCCAATCCTTTCTTACCCTGAGCAATGCCTCACGTACCGTCTCTGTACCGTGCATCGTGAAGCTGGTTCCCGTTTTGTGGTCCTGGAATAATGGTACCGCCGACTTGTTCGGGCGTTCCTGCATACCCAAATACTCACACCCACAGGCGGCCGCATCTACGCGGTATTCGTGTTCGGTGAGGGCGGTCATTGGAAATTCTCTGCCTCAATGCGAGTCAGAAAAGCGTGTATCCCGCCAGAGCATTCGTTCCAACGGTTATCGTCCCATTTATCACAAATCACACGCTGGCCGACGCGGTATTCTGTTTTTTTGTCGTGCTGGGATATGCCCACGTGACCGCCGAACAATTCAAGCACGTCAACAAATTCAAAGCGGCATTTCCGCCCAGTGGCGTTTGACCGTTTTGCATCCTCGGGTACTCTCATCTTGACAATGATACCCCTGTTACACCTTTTCCAAACAATCAGAGAGCCTTCAGGGACGATGAGAGTTTGAGCAAATGCTTGCTCGGCGTTTTTTGCGCGCTGAAGGTCTGCGCCCTGAAGGTATGCGCCCTGAAGGTATGCGCCCTGAAGGTCTGCGCCCTGAAGGTATGCGCTCCGAAGGTATGCGCCCTGAAGGTATGCGCCCTGAAGGTCTGCGCCCTGAAGGTATGCGCCCTGAAGGTATGCGCCCTGAAGGTCT